CCCAGGCCCTAAGAATCTCGGACTTACGATCTTTGTTCTGACTGTATCATCTTCGGGATTTTGACCTATGTCAGATTTGAACCTATGATGTCGACCTGACTTGATATCGTGGAAATCATCGAGAGCATTTAAAATAGTGTTCATAAAATATACAACTAGTATATTCCTGGGTACCATCATAATTTTCTCCAACAATAACTCGATGTAACAAAAGAAAGCAGACGAAGCTAACGCGGCATAACGAACAGTCATGAGCAGTATGTTGACAGGCTTTGTGTTATTGAACCTAGCTATGGTCTTGGTAAACAACAAGTCTACTTTGTCTTCATAAGAAAGTGATCGTTTGCCAGATTCCAGCAAGTGACCAAAGCATACATCCCAGCAAAACTTTTTTGTCATCAAATGGTGAGCTGCTGTAAGTGTATCAACATTTATAGGCAACATGATTTTCCAGTCGGTACTAGTGTTTACAACCCTGTTAGATGATCTCACCGGGAACCCTAGGCAATCTTTGAATATTAACCAAAATTTTCTTCTTGTGGTCTGACGACTGAGAGGTCCTCCACCATGTAATATAAGAAGACAATTGTCGCTGCCTAAAGTTGAAACTACTACATTGTTAGATCTATGGTTGGTATCGCCCATGAAAGCTATTTCCTTGTATAGCTTAGTGTAAAAGTCTGCTAGTTTGAAAACATTGGCACCACCAAATGTGGTTAGCAATACATTTAATTCTAATTTGCACTCCGAAAGTATATCTTTTGATAACCCAAAAGATCCTTCAAGATCAGGGTTTATAAGCATATTTTCAAGGCCACCAGTTTCTTGGATGAACCAGTCTGCTAGTTCCTTTACAATATCTGTACCATGATCTAAATGGTATTTCGAATCGTGTTCAGATTGTTTTTCAACAGTTTTACCTTGTTCTTTTAGCAAATCTATCCCAGTAAGTCTGACCAATTCCTTGTGTATTCCAAGATTATGGAAATTTACCTGAAACGTTCTACGTGCAACAATCCTGGATCCATTTGCCCTATAGTAAGG